TGTTGGTGGACCAACACCAGAGAACTATAAACCCGATGACAACTCTGCTAAACTCGATACGACTAAAGCAGCTAAGAGTGCTACTGCCCCTACTACAAAACCATCTGATGCATCTTCGGATACACAGAATCACGTTGGTAAAAACACCATGCGTGAAGAAGATGAAGAAGAACAGGAAGAAGAGTTCATTTCTGAGCACGATGAAGAAGAACTCGCTGAAGCAGATATGAAAATGATGAAGAAAAAAATAAAAGAAGACGTTGATGCCATGTTTGGTGATGACGAAACTATTTCGGAAGACTTCAAAGTTAAAGCAGCAACCATTTTTGAAGCACGTGTATTTGACCGTGTTACTCAAATTCAAGAGCAAATCGAAGCAGAATATGCTGGTATGCTTGAAGAAGCAGTTGATGCTATCAAGTCTGACCTCACAGAAAAAGTTGATGACTATCTGAACTACGTTGTAGACCAATGGATGAACGATAACGAAATCGCTATCGAGTCTGGTCTGCGTTCAGAAATCACTGAAGACTTTATCGGTGGTCTACGTAACCTATTCGCTGAGAACTATATCAATGTTCCAGAAGAAAAAGTCGATCTAATCGATGAGTTGGCTTCCAAAGTTGAAGAGCTTGAAACACAACTCAACGAAGAAATTGAAACAAATATCGAGTATAAGAAAGCACTCGTTGAAGCCGTTAAGTCAGAACTGACACGTGAAGTGTGTGAAGGTTTGACCGCAACTCAAGTTGAAAAAATCAGAACACTCGCAGAGAGTGTAGAGTTCTCCACAGAGGAAGAATACACAGAGAAACTTGAGACATTGCGTGAGAATTATTTCCCATCAGGTGTTAAGAAGTCTGCAATTACTCACTTCAATGAAGTCATGGAAGACGATGATAAGAAAGTTGCTATACACGACCCGTTCGTTGCAGCAGTTTCTAACGCAATTTCCAAAACAAGAATTTAATTACAACAAAAATAGGAGAAACAAATGTATCTATCCGAAAGTTTACAATCAAAATGGGAAGGTGTACTGGATCATCCAGACCTGCCCACAATTAAAGACCCATACCGTAAAGCTGTAACTGCTGTTATTCTTGAGAATCAAGCAGTTGAAATGCAAAAAGCATCTGGTATGATGACAGAAGCTGGTCCAACCAACTCGTTAGGTTCTGCTGGTGGTTTCGGTGGTTCTGCTGCTGCTGGTGGTCCTGTAGCTGGTTTCGACCCAATCCTTATTAGTTTGGTTCGTCGTTCGTTGCCTAATCTGATTGCGTATGACATCTGCGGCGTTCAGCCAATGACTGGTCCTACTGGTTTGATTTTTGCAATGCGTACTCGTTTCGCAAGTCAAGGTGGTACTGAAGCATTCTACAACGAAGCAAATTCGATGTTCTCAGGTCTTGGTACTAATGCTCCTTCTGCTTTTACAGTGGGTTCTGCACCAACAGAAATCTTTACAGGTAACGCTGCTGTTAATGTTGCCAATACGGAGACTCTGAACGGTGGTGCTATGGATACTGGTCGTGCTGAAGCATTGGGTGATGGCCAAGCTGCAAATGCATTCCAAGAAATGGCATTCTCGATTGAGAAAGTTACTGTTACCGCACAAACTCGTGCGTTGAAAGCAGAATACTCAATGGAATTGGCACAAGACTTGAAAGCAGTTCATGGTCTGGATGCTGAAACTGAATTAGCAAACATTTTGTCTGCTGAGATTCTTGCTGAAATTAACCGTGAAGTTATTCGCACAATCTATGGTGTTGCTAAACAAGGTTGCCAAGCAGGTACAACTACTAAAGGCACATTTAACCTTGACACCGACTCAAATGGTCGTTGGATGGTTGAAAAAATCAAAGGTTTGGCATTCCAATTTGAGCGTGAAGCTAACCAAATTGCAAAACTTACTCGTCGTGGTAAAGGCAATGTGATGATCTGTTCTTCAGACGTTGCATCTGCTCTAGCAATGGCTGGTATTCTTGATTATCAATCGGCTTTAGCTGGTCAAGTAAATCTGACAGTTGATGACACTGGCAATACATTTGCTGGTACTATCTTCGGTCGTATCAAAGTGTACATTGATCCGTATTTCCAAGCAGGTGCCACATCCGAGTTTGCTGTTATCGGATACAAAGGTACTAATGCTTATGACGCAGGTATCTTCTACTGCCCATACGTTCCTCTGCAAATGGTTCGTGCTGTTGATACTGGCACTTTCCAACCTAAGATTGGTTTCAAGACTCGTTACGGTCTAGTTGCTAATCCTTTTGCTGAAGGTACAGATCAAGGTCTTGGACGTTTAGTTGCTCAGAAAAACAACTACTATCGTGCTTTCCGTATCAGTAACTTAATGTAATAATAAGTCTCGAATATACTAATAATAATAAGAGACAGTTTGGGGAGAGAAGAAATTCTCTCCCCTTTTTTATTAGTACAAATATAGTTTGCATAAATAATAAATATGACAGCACTTAATAGAAACCCAATCAACCCAAATTTTTTAGCACCGAACAAGTTTCAGTTGAACTTTGCTCGGACGCCAAACTTACAATATTTTTGTCAGACCATTACTGTGCCTGGCATAGCAACATCGGAAATTGCGATAACCAATCCGTTTGTTGAACTGTATTCACCAGGCGAAAAAGCAATTTATGATGCATTGAACATTACGTTTATGGTTGATGAGGGTATGCTGGCATGGTTGGAGATACACGATTGGCTTCGTGCCATGACATTCCCAACCGAATTTGAAGAGTATCAAAAATTAGGAAAGTTGAATCAATTTGTTGCAAATAAAGGTGGAGATTTTCCACAGTTTTCTGATGCGACAGTTACTATATTATCTTCAGCAAATAACCCAATATATCGTATATCATATAAAGATGCGTTTCCAGTATCACTTTCTGGATTTACCTTGAGCACTACGGACACTCCAGATTCTATTATTACTGCTGATGCCACATTCAGATATACGTATTTTAACATAGAGAGAATATAAAATGCCAATACGTTCAATGTTTGGTTCATCTAATATAACTGGTAAAAATATTAGACGAGCAATTGCTATAGCACTGAATAGCACTACTGCAATTGATTATGTAATTGTTGCTGGTGGTGCTGGTGGAGGTCGTGCTTCAGGTGGTGGTGGTGGTGCTGGTGGATTCCGCACTGGCACATCTCTAGCAGTAGGAAGCACCGCCGCATATACCATTTCTATTGGTGGTGGTGGTTCTGGTGCAGGTGGAAGTGGACGAGGATTCACTGGAGGTAATACAGGATTCTTTGGTAATGGTGGCACTGGACCATTTCATAGTCTCTGGTCTGATGGTGGTGGTGGAGGTGGCGGTGGTGGAGTAAACGAAGGAAACTTTCCTGGACAGGCTGGTGCTTCGGGTGGTGGTGGTTGGGGTGGTCAATTTGGTCCAGGTGCTGGCACTTCTGGTGGTTCAGGTTCTGCCCCTCAAGGTAACGGTGGAGGAAACTCTTTAGGTGCAGGAAATAATACCAAATATATGGCAGGTGGTGGAGGTGGTGGTGCTGGTGCGCCTGGTGGACAACCTATCACTAACGTAGATGGCACAGTTCACCGTGTTGGTGGTAATGGTGGTATGGGTATAGTGTCAACATATTCTGGTACACCATCATCCTATGCGGGTGGTGGCGGTGGTGGTTGTAAGACAGATGAACCACGAAGTGGTCCAAATCCTGGAGGCACAGGTGGGTGGGGTGGTTATAACGGTAGTTCAGCACCATTCCCAGCTACTGGTGGTGGTGGTAGAGGTGCTACATACTCTGGTGAAACTGCTGGTGCTCCTAACACTGGAGGTGGTGGCGGTGGTGGTGGTGATAATAGTGGTGGTGAATCGGGTGGTTCGGGTGTTGTGCTTATTCGTTACCCATCATCTAATAAAACTGCAACATCAGTCTCTGGAGCATCATTGGTTACATCAGGTGGATTTAACCATTATATTTTCACTGGTTCTGGAAGCATTCAATTTTAAAAAAAGTTTGACAGAAGTATAAACATGTGATATAATCTCTTGATTAGGGAGATTTATAATGATGACTAAACTAGATGAACTACTGAAGATGTGGGTGTCCGATTGTAATGTAGATCGTACTGAACCAGGTAAAGCATTGCTTGACATCCCCAAGCTTCATTCAAAGTATTTGAACATACTTTCAAATCACCGACTGCTATCCAAAGAAGCAGAGTTCAAATATCAAAAGATGCGTAAACTCAAATGGGAATACTATACTGGCAAGTTAGATGATGATGACTTGAAGAAGTATGGTTGGGAACCCTTTCCGTATACCCTCAAATCCGACCTCACTACATACTTAGAAGCAGATGAAGATATGAATAGGTGTGCTGCTCAGAAAGCAATACACGATGAGATAGTAGATGTCTGCACTAGCATAATCAAAGAACTCAACTCCAGAACCTATCAATTGAGAGACTTTATACAATGGGAAAGATTTATTCAAGGTGTCTGATTTAATACTCCACAAAGAAAATGAAGCATTCATAAAGTTTGAATGTGACAAAGGTGTCGCACAAGAACTTGCTGACTACTTTACTTTCTTTGTTCCTGGTTATCAGTTTATGCCAGCATACAAAAATCGTTTGTGGGATGGTAAGATACGACTTGCTGACCTACGAACCTTTACTC